AAGGGGGGGTGGGGGTGCGTTAAACCCCGCCCAAACCCTTTTTTTTGCGCGAGCATTTTTTTCGATTTATGGAACTTTGGGCAATTCAACACCCTTAAACAATATTTCACACTATGCTGAATGTGCCAATATGCTAATGTGTTAATGTGCTAATGAGTGGCACAATCCTTAACTCATTAGCCTATTAGCAGCACATTGGCCACATTAGCAAATTAGCAAATTAGCACATTAACTCTATGGCACGCACCACCAAACAATGGTATGCCCGCATCACCAAGGCACTCAAGAAGTCGGGTACTTATAACACCAGCCTCGAAATGCAGATACAATCGTTGGCAGGAGCTATGCGCACGCTCGAACTCGCCACTGATGAGATTGACAGCCTCGACACCACCGTCGTATGGGAGGAGACACGCTACGGCCGCAAGATGATGCCGCACCCCGTGTTTAAAATTCAGCGCGACGCACAAGCCTCCGTCACGCGACAGATGAAGCAGTTGCAACTCACCACTGAGGAGTTGACCACCGACCAGAGTTCCGACCCATTGATAGACCTAACCCAAAAGCTCATTAATGAACAGTAGTTTAATGTGCTAATGTGCTAATGTGGTAATGTGCTAATGTGTTAATATGCTAATGTGTTAATGTGCTAATGAGTGGCACAATCCTTAGCATATTAGCACATTATCACATTAGCACATTACCACATTACCACATTAGCACATTAGCATATTATCACATTATCACATTAGCACATTATCAGAATGACCGAAGAAGAAGCCCACCGCTACCGAGAGGAGAAGCAGCGCGTATCGCGTTCGCTCACTGCTAAATCGTTGGAGTCGTACCACCTTGAGGCGGTCGACCCTCGGCTCTACGTGTACGTATCAATGGTGCGCGACAGCCCCACCGAGCATAACCTTTGGGAGCAGTTGGCCGTTGAGCGTTTCCTGCGTATGGTGAAGCGTTATGGGCTTGACGCTCGCAAGGTGCGCCGCTTCTACCTCTTCTACGAGTCGCTCTACTTCCCTGGCAAGGAAGGCATGCAGCACTACAAGTTGACGCCCGTGCAGTGCTTCCAGTTTGCGGCCGTATATGGCTTTTGGCAACGGGGGCGTCGCATCGTGCGTGAGGTATGTCTGTTTGTACCCCGAAAGTTTTCGAAGACTACCTCAGGTGCTGCCTTCCCCCTTTACGACCTCTTCTTTGGCGACGCCAATGCTGAGTGCTACTTTGGCGCCAACTCTTACGACCAAGCAAAGAAAGGTTTTAACGTCTTGCGCGACTGCGTGCGTAGGCTCGACCCGCGCGGCTTGCGCTATACGGTGAACGAAGACGTCATCAAGAGCCGACGCCAAGACCGCACGGCCTTTGCTCAGTGTCTGACAGGCAACAGCCGCACCAAGGACGGCTTGAACGCCTCGACCGTCTTAATCGACGAATACTCCCAAGCGCGCACCAATGAGCTACTCACCGTGCTTACTACCTCTATGGGCGTGCGACAGAACCCCCTCACGGTGATCATCACCACCGCGAGCGACGTGTTTGAAGGCCCATTCTACGCCAAGTTGCAAGGCTACAAACGTCTGCTACTGGGCGAGGTGGACGATGATAGCGTATTTGCCCACCTCTTTGAACCCGACGTTGACGACCCCGAGGACCAACCCTCAACGTGGCGCAAGGTCCACCCCCACATGGGCGTGACCGTTAGCCTCGAATTTTACGAAGCCGAATATCGTGTAGCACGTCGCGACGGTGCAGAGGCGATGTTGGCCTTTCGCACGAAGCTGCTCAACGTCTATGCCGAACAGCAGCAGCGCTCATGGATAACGGCCACCCTCGCCACCGACATCATGCGTCCCTTCACGCTCGACGCTATCAAGGGCCGTCCCGATGCAATGGTGGCTATCGACTTGAGCGAGAGCGACGACTTCTCGGCCGTGACGACTGGCGTCTATTCGCCCGAAGAAAAGTCGTTCACCTTCCATACGGCCTACTTCTTCCCCGACGAAGCTTTAGCGGGCCACCCAAATGAGCGCCTTTACCGCAAGTGGGCGGCCGAGGGACACCTCACGCTGACGCAAGGCCCTGTCATCAATTACCGCACGATCGTTGACTACGTGTTGCGTGTCAACCGCTCCGTGCGCATACTCTCTATTGGTTACGACCCTTGGAAGAGCCAAGAACTTATCAATATGTTGGCCGCCTCTGGCGCGCGTGACGTGTTGCGCGGAGTGAAGCAGACGTATGGCAACTTTACCGCCCCCGTCCAATCCTTTGAGCATGGCTGCAAGACGGGGCATATCTTTATCAATCCTAACCCGATTAACGCCTACTGCTTTGGCAATGCCATACTCGACACCGACAACCTCGGCAACTCTAAACCCATTAAGCGCGCTCGCTATCAAAAGATTGACGGACTCATAACGATGCTCATGTGCTTGAGACTGTTTATAGATTATGAGCGGTAAGAAAAAAACGTATTAATACTAATATTTTATGCTGTTTTCCTTTGCAATTAATACGAATATTAGTATCTTTGCATTGTTCAAATAACGGAAATATGAAGTACAACGAATTAGAAAAATTGCTTAGAAAAGCAGGGTGTTACTCCTTGGGAGTAATCCAAAACGGCCACCCACAATGGTATAGCCCCATTACAAACAGGAAGTTTAAAATGAGTCACCATGGTAAGCAAGAAGTGGCAAAGGGAACTTTAAAAGCCATCTTAAAGTCAGCTGGCATTAATTAACGAGAGGGAGGGCGTTTTGCCCAACCTCTTCAAAAAGGAAGAAACAATGAAAAAAGTAAAAGCGATTATAGAGCGTTCCTCAGAGGGGCGCTATAGTATTTACATGGACGACGATACACTACCTTATCTTATAACGGCTGAGGGTGCAACACTTGATGAAGCTAAGGACGACTTCATGACTTATTACAACGAGACAAAAGAATACTCCAAGAGCCATAACGAAGCATTTGAAGAAGTAGAGTTTGACTTCTGTTACGATATGGCCTCTTTCTTACAGCACTATGCCTATGCGTTTACGTTAGCAGGTCTTTCACGCATTACTGGCGTCAATCAAGGGCAATTATCACATTATATTAATGGGACTTCACGCCCCTCAGCACGCACAATCGAAAAGATAGAAAATGGCATAAGCAGTTTTGCGCAAACCCTGTCGGGCGTTCATTTCGTACGTCCGTAACCTCCCCATTCAGGTACTTTGTATTTCATATAGTTATTTGACACACCGCGCCCGCCACCTGAGGGCGCAAAACAATCAAGCGCCCCACCATGTAACAATGGTGGGGCGCTTTTACTTTAATACGAAAAATAGAAAAATGAAAAAAGTGGGATAAAAAAGATACTCCGCGTTTCACAACGAAGGGTATCATCGATAATTATGAGATTTATACTTATTCGTTAATTACAAAGGTATCAATAAAAAGCCACGCGGCAAGCGCGCGTGGCAAAATAAATGTGTCTAAAAACGTTCTTTGAATGCTTGCTATTTTAAAAGGTAGCCGATGCTAACTGCATCGAAATATTCTTTACAGCCTCCTGCAGTTTGTCATATTGCTTTTCACCAGCTTTGGTCACGCCACAAGCATATTGGCGCATCAAAGTTGGATTAATATGGGCCATTTCGGCCACCCGAGAGATGTTCAAGTAAGGGAAGTTGTTGAAGAAGGATTGTATATCATACTTGAATGTGTACTCCAATTCAGGCATGCTGCGCCCTTCTGCCTCTTCTAACTCCTTCATCTCGTTGTAACACGCATATAAGTCGGCCTTTGCCTCGGCTACCGTGTCGCCATATCCAGCAAGGCCAAAGTGCGCGAACTCTTTATCAACGTAACAAGCAAAACGGCCGTCAGTGTCCTTTTCGACCGTCACTGTAACCTTCTCCTTTTTCATATCGTATTAATGTTTTACCGCTTTCTATTGAAAAATGGGGATACTACTAAAAAGTAGCACCCCTTTGTCTGAACCACTGATACTTTGAAACAATCTACAGATTTAAGCCCCGAAGGGCGGAGTAAGAATTATTCAAAAGATAATCCTAACTCCTTACGCGCTCTTCGTTCAGTGCCTTTGGCTAACTCCTTGCTTCCATGACGTGGCACTGGCCATTTTTTGTTGGTAATTGGACTGTACCATATATCATGATTAGCTCCATGTTTCACCAAAACGCAACCAATAGAACGCAATTGGGCATAAAATTCATTCTGTTTCATAATTTCAAAGAACATTGTTTTAGACACTGCAAATATAGCAATAATGTTATATTATTCCAAGCAATCCTCACTTTTTTCAAAGAAAAACGCCCGAAGGTGGTACCACCTACATACCTTTTGCGCGTAGGGTATGAACGTATTACGCAGACTATTCAAGATAAAACGCAGCAGCGAGGGTGCTAACTCCTCGTCAGAGGGTAGGACCGCCCGCGCTGGGGCTTTGCCGCTTTTCACCTCAGCGGTGGGCGATCCCTTAGCCATTAGCACCGTCTATCGCTGCGTGCGTTTACTTTCAGAGAGCGTGGCCAACTTGCCACTCCGCTATATGAAACTGAAGGGCGGCATCTTCGTCGACGACCGCCAGTCGCGCCTCCACTACCTATTGAGCGTGCAGCCCAACGAGCTTTACTCCGCGTTCGACTTCTGGGCGCAAGCCGTGCAACAGATGTTGCTGACGGGTAATGCCTACATCGTGCCGCAATACTCGCCCTCGCTTGAGGTAGATCGCCTTGTGCTTTGCCAACCTAACACCGTGAGCCACGACACCATTAATCGCACCTACACGGTAATGGACATGACCAACCGCCTTAGCGGCACCTTCGCTGAGGACGAAGTCGTACACCTCAAAAACCTCACCATCGACGGCCAGCAGGGCGTCAGCACCCTGACCTTTGCGCGCCTTACTACGCAGATAGCCGCTACAGGCGATAATGAGACGCTCAACCGATTTGCCAATGGAGGCAACGTGCGCGGCATCGTAGGCAACGACACGAGCGTGCGCGGATTTGGCGACTATCAAGACGACGAATTGGCCAAGACGGCTACCGACCTCGACCAATCATTCTCCGAAGGGAAGAAGATCGTCAGCCTACCAGGACAAGTAAAGTTCAACCAACTCTCGCTCTCCAGCACCGACATGCAATTCCTCGAAAGCCGAAAGTTTACGGTACGCGAGTTGTGTCGCTTCTTCGGGGTACACCCCTCATTCGTCTTTGACGACACGAGCAACAATTACAAGAGTGCCGAAATGGCCAACGTTGCTTTCCTCTCCAACACGCTCAACCCCCTACTCCGTAAGATAGAGAGCGAACTCCACCGCAAACTCATCGAGCCTTCGCTCTGTTGTGAGCGCCGCTTTGAGTTCGACCGTCGCAGCCTCTATGCGTGCGACCTCGCGAGCCGCGTGCAGTATCAGACGCAGACGATAGCAGCAGGCATCTACACCGTCAACGACTGGCGACGCGCTGAGAACATGCCCCCCGTCGAGGGCGGCGACCGCCCCTTAGTTAGTGCCAACTTGAAAGCACTGAACGAAATGGAGGCAAACTCAACCACCGACAACTAACACACATTATTAATATGCTAATGTGTTAATATGCTAATGTGTTAATATGCTAATGGCTGCGCCACTCATTCCCACATTAGCACATTCCCACATTAGCACATTCCCACATTAGCACATTCCCACATTAGCACATTCCCACATTAGCACATTCCCACATTAGCACATTTACACCTTATGAATAAGCAATTACAATTCCACTCCTCAGGCACCGTCCACGTGCGCAGCCGCCAAGGCAGCGAGGGCGAGGGCGAGAGCCGCACCATTGAGGGATACGCCATTCTGTTCAACACGCCCTCTGCCCCACTATGGGAGGACGAGGACGAAGTCGTGCGCGAACAGATAGCGCCCGAAGCCATAACGAAAGACTTGCTCGACGGCTGCGACATCAAGATGACCATGAACCACGACTTTGCCACATTGCTTGCACGCAGCAAGCGCGGAGAGGGTACGCTACAGTACGACATCGACGAACGGGGTGTACACTTCACCTTCGATGCGCCCAACACCGACGACGGCGACCGCGCGCTCGAACTCGTACGACGTGGCGACATCGACGGCTGCTCCTTCATGTTCTCTTGTTCGTACCGCCAACCCGACGTGACGAGCGAGTCGACCACGAACAAGGAGACGGGAAAGGTCGAAAAGCTTTACACCATACGGGCGATTGACGGCATCTACGACTTTACGCTCACGCCCAACCCCGCTTACCCCGACACGGAAGTAAACGCACGCGACCTGCGCGAATTGCCACAAGCCCCCACCACTGACGACGCTGCCGCCCTCCGCGTCGAGGAGCAAGTAAAGGCCATGCGCAGCGCGGCAAAGCAATCACTTTAAAGCATTAACCATTTAATAAACAATTAATTCATTACGATTATGAACAAACTTACGGTACGTCAAATCGTTGACAAATACCAAAAGAACTGCGCTCGCATCTCGGCCATTGCCGACCTCTGCGAGACGGAAAAGCGCGAGCGCACCCAGGCTGAGAGCGCAGAGTACGAAGCCTTAGTGCGCGACAATGAGTTGCTCCGCATGCGTATGCAAGCTGAAGCCGCTCAAGCGCAGCAGAACCCCAACCTTATTGCTGACGCCAACAAATTGGTGCGTGAGAACATGGAGGCTGGCCGACAGACGCAAATCGTCTTCATGCGCGACCTCATGTTAGTGAGCGATGCCACTTCGGGCGGCATCATTCCGCTCAAGATACAAGACATTCTCGACCCCTTAGTAGAGGGCTTAATCCTCAACAAGGTGGGTCTCCCCATGCCTACAGGTTTGGCGGGTGATTACGTATGGCCCACCTACGAGGCCGTTGAGGCACAAATCCAAGGCGAGGGCGTGGCGCTCACCGACACGAAGATCAAACTCTCAAAGCTCACCGCTTCACCTCAGCGCATTGGCGTAGCCATTCCTGTAACGCGTCAGACGATTATCCAGACGGAGGGCATCATCGAAACGATCGTGAAGAAGGTAATGCCTCAGTCTGTAGCCATGTTGCTGAACAAGATCTTGTTCTCTACCACGAAGGCTACCGCGGCTACTACGTTAGTAGGCCCATTCGTGGCGAAGGCTGCTAAACCGACCGCACTGAGCGCTACTCCTACCTTTGCCGACTTCAACAAGATGAAGGCTGCCGTGTTGGCCTCTGGCGTTGACGGTAGCAACTTGTGTTGGGTTATGACACAAGCGCAGAAGGCCATTGCCGAAGCCACTCCGAAGGACGCAGGCTCAGGCATCATGGTATGCGAGAACGACCACATTGCGGGTCTCCCCGTCTTCTGCACTCACTACATTGGTGAAGGCTTCGTTGGCCTTGGCGACTGGCGCTACCAGCCTATGGGCATGTTTGGCGACATCTCGTTTATCATCGACCCCTATAGCCAGGCTCGCAAGGATGCCGTTGACTTCGTCCTCAACGTCAACTACGGCACGACTACGCTCCGCCCCGAAGCCTTTGCACTGGGCAAATGCGCTGCAGGCGCGTAACCAATGTGCTAATGTGCTAATATGGAAATATGCTAATGTGGAAATATGCTAATGTGGGAATGTGCTAATATGCTAATGCGCAGCACCGCACATTAACACATTAATGCTAATATGCTAATACGTAGCACCGCACATTAGCACATTAACACATTAGCACATTAAAAAAACGAACCTAAAATCACTATTACCATGACCTATCTATACAAACCCCTCGCTCGCAAAAACTTTAAGACTGGCGAGAACATGTTCTACCCCGCGCCATTACCTGCGGCCGTTACCGACTTCGAACTCTTGGCCGCTGAAATCAGCGCGAAGTGTACCCTCACGCGTGCCGACGCTATGGGTGTGCTGAAAGAACTTGAGCGTCAAATCCTCCACGCGTTGCTATCGGGTTACACCGTTCGCCTTGGTTCATTGGGAGCGTTTCGCCTTACAGCGAAGTCAGTAGGCGTTGAGATCAAAGACGATGTAAGCTCTCAACTCGTCAAGAAAGCTCGCGTGCGCTACGTGCCTTCGACGTGGATTAATAATAAGCTATTACTCCAGAACGTCGATTTTAAGAATGTCTACAAAGCCAACAAGAAGAAAACCGATAAAACGCAACAAGCATGATTAAATTAGTAACACGTAGTATCAAGAACTCACGCGACCAAAAGTGGCGCTACTTCCCCGCTATCAGCTATAGCGGTACTATCACGCGCGACAAACTTTGCGAGCGCATAAGCGAGTCCACCACCTTTACCCATGCCGACGTACTCACGGCCCTTTGTGCCTTTGAAGAGGCCATTGCCGAAAAACTACAAAGTGGCGGTATGGTAAAGCTCGGTTCACTTGGCACATTCCGCACGACATTGCGCTCAAAAGGGGGCGAGGTAAGTAAAGACGACGTAAGCGCGAAGAACATTCGCTCGCTCCACGTCGCTTTCCTCCCCTCAAGCACGCTCAACAAGCAACTGCAAGAGCAAGCACAGTACGCAATGTCGTAAGAGACGCGCTCTGCGATGCGCTCTCTACCTCTCGATGATGGGTTTCTGACTTCTCGGTGAGGGGTTTTCAACTTCTCGGTGATGGGTAACGGAGCGCAGAGAGAGCCACGTTTGTAATGATAAGTCATGGAAATAGTAATCTTTAGAGACTAAGCACACATTCATATTATGTCAGAAGTAGCCCTATCCCTATTTAAAAAACACGTTCGCGCAGATGATTTTAGCGACGACGACGACTACCTACAGCAATGCCTTGATGCCGCTGAGGCTTCAGTGGTGCGCGCTACAAACCGCACACTCGATGAGCTAAAGCTAATGGGCGGTGGGTCACTGCCCGCCCCCTTGGTGCAAGCTATTCTGTTGGTAGGAGGCTCGGCTTACGACCACCGCGAAAACGATGCTCCGCAGCAGTACAGTGAGATTCCGTGGGGCGCTTCATCTATCATCAAACAATACAGAAGACTATGCGTGCGGGAGGAATGAGATATCACTTACAACTCTTTCGCCCCGTTCAGACAACGAACGAATACGGCGAAGAGCAAACCACTTACAGCCCGACCCGGATAATCTGGGCCGAGCGCGTCAAGTGGGCGGGCAATCGGAGCGAAGAGGTGGGCGAACACTTTGCCGCTTACACCGTCACCTTCCGCATTCGCGATGTTCACCCCATTGGTGAGGGGTGGCGCGTGCAGCTCATGGGCGAACATCTCTACACCGTTATGGCCATTGAGCCTAACCGCAGTAAGGGAATGCTTTCGCTCCTCTGTCAGCGCGTCAACGTGTGATGAGGTAGGGGTTAGGTATTAGTGATTAGGTATTAGGGGTTAGGGATTAGGGATTAGGTGGGTTAAAAGGTCTCCTTATGCCTCGCTCCCCACAAAAATAAACTTTTTAGCCCCCTAACCCCAACCTAACCCCTAATCACTAATACCTAATCACTAATACCTAACCCCTAACACCTAATCACTAATCACTAATCCCTAACACCTAAAGTAATGAAAACAGTATTAAGCGCAGGCACTGCCGTCTACGAGGTGCTGAGCGAAAGGTTAGCTAATAAAGTAACGAAAGTATTTCCCGTCGTGACAGATGAGGCCGTGCTTCCTTACGTCTGCTATCATCGCGAGGCCCTCGAAACGGCCGTTGCCAAACATGCTCAAAGTGCCGATACGGCCACAATCGTAGTGGATTGTTATGCCGCTACTTACAATGGTTCTGTGGCTTTGGCTGAGGCCGTACGCGAAGCGCTTGACAACGTGAGCATTACCACCTCGGCAGGATTAACCGTCCGTTCGTCTTACTTAGTCGATGCCGCTGAGTCGTGGACGGACGATGCTTACTTGCAGTCGCTCTCCTTTAAACTCCGTTGCTAATGGATAACGACAACGAGAAAGCGCTGCAGACCTTTCAGCGCGAATTGGCAAAGCTTTACGCCAGCCTCTCGCCTAAGGAGCAGCGCAAGGCCATTGCCGCCTCGATGAGGCGCGAGGCCAACCGCTTGAAAAAGGCCGCACAGACGAGGGTACGCACTTCTGGCCTCTCGGCCAAGACGGGGGTGGACAAGGGCGTCTACGCTCGCCTCTACCCCAAGCGCTACGGCACTGGCTTTATGGTGAGCGTTAAGCCCCACGGAGCGAAGAAGGGCATACATACCAACCGCCAGGGCAAGCAGAAGCCTGTACTCCTATTTGCCGAGGAAGGTACGAAACAGCGCAACGTGGGCCGTCGCAAGGGCAACGCGCAATATCGCCAAGGGCGCTTCGCTCAGAAGAAGTGGCGCGACTATAGCCGCTCAGGCCATAGCACGGGGCGTATGTCTCCGTATAAGTTCCTCGCCATGACCGAACAGACCGAAGCGGCAGGCATCGAGCAGCGCCTCTGGACAGACTTCGAGCGAAACGTCGATAAGGCGGCGAAGAAGGGAGTTTAATTAGTTTAATAAGTTTAGTGAGTTTAATAAGTTTATTCAAGTTTCAGATTTAGCAAGGGCGGGCTGAAAGCCCAATGGAGCACATAGCCCAGGGCAAGCGAAGCGACACCCTGGGTATCACACGTTGGAGCAGTCGCGCCCTGTAAGGGCAAAAGCCTTAAGACATGGCGCAAGTATTAACTCATTAAACCCATTAAACCTATTAAACTCATTAAACCAACTAAACTCATTAAACTCATAACTCATTAAACTCATAACACATTATGGAAAAAACTGGTTATATCAATGGTAGTGACCTCTTGCTCTCATTAGACGGCAAAGCCGTAGGTCACTGTTCAAGCCACAAAGTAACGTACAACTCTGAGACAAAGGAGAGAGCCGTGAAGCCTGTAGCAACGCAAGGCGCGGGCGCAGGACTTTGGAAGGACAAGAGCGTTACAGGACTTTCTATCACAATTAGTGCCGACGGCCTCCGCTTCTACGACGAGACGGAGAGCGGCTTCACCGAGATTTCTGCCTCTTGGGGCGTAGGTAAGGCCGTAGACGTGAAGTGCTTCCCACGTGGCGACGGCAAGGTAAGTACGCAAGTTCCTTACCTTGAAGGAAAGTTTGTGATCACCTCTATCGAGGAGGACGCTCCAGCGCAGGACGACGCTACGTATAGCGTTAACCTCGAGAACGCGGGCATGCCTACTAAGTTCCCTGGTATGGATGCCGCCGTTGCAGCGCAGACTAAATAAATGTGCTAATATGCTAATGTGTTAATATGCTAATGGCTGCGCCACTCATTAACACATTAGCACATTAACACATTGGCACATTAGCACATTGGCACATTAGCACATTAACGCATTAGCACATTAACGCATTAACACATTAACAACCATGCAACTAAAACGTCTCGTAATCCACTGCACCGCCACTCCTGAAGGCCGTGAGGTGACAGCGGCCGACATACGCCACTGGCACTGCGACCCCGTGAGCAAAGGAGGGCATGGTTGGAAGCAGGTAGGATATACCGACCTCGTCCACCTCGACGGCCGCATAGAACGGCTCGTTAAGAATAATGAAGACTTGATCGTCGACCCTTGGGAGGTGACCAATGGTGCAAGCGGCTACAACTCCACCTCGCGCCACATCGTCTACGCGGGCGGCTGCGATAGGCAGATGAGGCCGAAGGACACACGCACCGCTGCTCAACGCACCGCCCTTGAAGCCTACGTTAAGGACTTCCACCGCCGCTTCCCTACGGTCCAAATCGTGGGCCACAATCAATTGAACCCCAGTAAGGCTTGTCCTTCGTTCGACGTAAAGAAGTGGCTCAACGAGATTGGAGTAAACTTATAAGTAGACGAGTTGACAAAAGTTGACAAGTTAACAAGTTGACAAGTTAACAAGTTGACAAGTTAACAAGTTGACAAGTTAACAAGTTGACGAGTTAACAAGTTAACAAGTTAACAAGTTGACGAGTAAGTTAGCTCACAAGACAAACTTACCTGTTAACTCGTCAACTCGTTAACTCGTCAACAAACTTACCTGTTAACTCGTCAACTCGTGAACAAGAAAGAAAGGAAGAATGGCGGGCACTATCTTACAAATAATCCAGTGGGCAATACCTTCGGGGGGCATTGGTGCCGCCATAGCATGGTTTGCCAACCGCAGCGCACGCAAGGCCGATACGGCCAAGAGCGTACACGATACGTATAAGCTCATGTATGAAGACGTGAGCCGTGAATTATTAGAAACGCAAAAGAAAGTAGATGGAAGTACAAAGAAAATGGACGCACTGGGCGAAGAGAATAAGCGCATACGCTATGCGCTCAACCGCCTTACACGTGCCATTCAAGCTATTCAGCGTTGCCCTCATAGCAGCACTTGTCCTGTCAGTGATGAGTTGTCGCTCGACGACGAAGGCAACGCGCCAAGTCGCGCAAAGTCAAGACGTACTGACTACAGACAGCGTGACACAGCACGAACGGACGACAACCGCTCTTTGGACGCAACCGATAAGGGCTGACACTACGCGCCTTGAGCTGAGGCTCGACTCCACCCTCCTCTCCTTACCCGAGGGGGCGAGCTTTACGGCCGCGAGTGGGCGCGCCCACTTGAAGGCGAGCCTAAAGCGCGATGAGAAGGGACGGCCCGCTTCTATCATCATCGAGGGCGGCTGCGATAGCCTGCAGCGGCTCTGCATATACTATCAGGCTGAGGCCGAGCGACTCCAGACGGCCAACACGCAACTACAATCCATCGTCAAGACGCTTAGCACCGACCTACACACGCGCGGCCGCACGTGGAACGTGTGGGCCGCACTGGCCCTTCTGGCCGTGGCTCTCATCTTGATTATAGCCAACCGACAAATAAAGGAATAACAATACTCAAATTTAGGTTTCAGCCCGCCCTTGTTCAATCCAAAACTTCAGTAAAAATATAATACACTCACCACTATGACACCACAAAAGAAAGGCAGCACAATAGCCACCGCACGACGCGAAATGAAGATTATGGGTTTCCCCTGTCGCCAGACAATGGGAGCATTCTTGCGCTTTAAGCGCGAAACAGGACGTGAGGCTACTGAGATGACGAACGACCTCACCGACTTGCTTACGTTCCTCTACTGCTGCACAGCATCAGCGTCAGCGGCTGACGGCATTGAGTTTAACTTCACGCTGGAGGAGTTTGCCGACCTCATCAGTCCCGACGAGCTAAACCAATGGACGGCCGCTATGCAAGCTGAGGCGGCTGAGGCTGAGGCCACGACCGAAGGCGAAAAAAAAAGCCGTTCCGCATCACTGAGCAATTAGGCTTTGCACTGGGGGCGGTGGGGCTTACGCTGCACGACTGGCAAGGGCTTACGCCTGATGAGTGGACGGCCGTGGCCGATAGCTACGCTACGAGCCACGAAATGGCCATGCACGACGGGTGGGAACGTATGCGTATGCTCGCCACCATTACCATTCAACCACACGTAAAGAACCGCCTCACCCCCGACACGCTATTGCCCTTGCCTTGGGACAACGACCAGACTCAAACAACGCAAGCCGCCCACGTGCCACCAGTCGGTAAAGACGAGGCGCGTGAGCGGCTTGTTAGCTTGATGAAGGGGGTGAAGGATCAATAATAAGGCGGCTTTGGAGGCCACTATGTGCTTTACAAATAATCGTAGTCGTTCTCACCACCATTACTACGTTTAATATCCTTATAATCAGGGAAATCGTAATACGAGTCGGCCACTGCTGAGGCAAAGAATAAGAGGATCGACAGGGCCATGAATGCTGCTACAAAAAAGACACGAGCGTCTGTCCACGTTTCTGTTGTAGCGTAAAAGTATATGCTATCGCAAAAGAAAAAGAATGAAGCATAACCCAAATAGGTGCTTACCCATAAAGCTCTTTTGTTTCGCTTTTTCTTCTTTTCTGAGGGTGTTGTTTCTTTTACTTCGCAGCTAAACTCTGCTTTAATCTCTTTCGGGATTTGTTCGCTTTTCATATCGCAAAAGGTATTAGTCCTTTGCAAAGGTGTGACTTTATAAATTACCAACCAAATAAAAATCTATAAATATATGGCTTCAAAGGAAATAAAGTTCAACCTAAGGCTCGCCATTGACGGGAAAGAGCAATTGGTGAGCGCGGTGACAACAACGCGACAACTTAAGGGTGTATTATCTGGGGCAAAAGATGAAGCAGACAAAATGCACCAAGAAGTGTTCAAACTTAATCAAGCTTTCAGTGTTTGGAATAACATTAAAGAAGCTTCTAACGGGTTAAACGCAACCTTATCTTCGTTAGCTGGCAGTTTCCAAAACGTTGAGGTAGCCAACCAAAGGTTGAAGACGGTAATGGAAGAACGCATGAAAGCCTCCTCGGCCGACATCGCGGCCGTGCAAGCTACCATTAAGGCACAAACGCAATTGGGCATTCTGGGAGGCAGCGTGCAAAAGGCGGGAGCGCAACAAGTGGCAACGTTCTTGACACAAAGAGACGCGCTCGTTACACTTATACCTGCCATTAACGACCTCGTTGCACAACAAAAAGGACTGGCTGCCACGGAACAAGATGCACAAAACATTGGCAATCTGTTTGGAAAGGTGATGCAAGGACAGACCTCGGCCTTAAAGCGCGTGGGCATAACCTTTACCGAAGCACAAGAGCGCGTGCTAAAAATGGGTACGGAGCAAGAGCGCGCTGCCATGTTGGCCGAAGTGGTAACTAACAACGTTGGCCACATGAATGCGGCTTTAGGCGACACGGCTGCGGGGGCGATGAAGCAATTCCAAAACAAGTTGGCTGGCATAAAGGTCAAAATGGGCGAAGTGGCTAATCAAGTGCAGCCTTACTTGAGTATGGCCTCGTCGTTTGTTGTGTTAGCTTCATCAGCTCACAAAGCACTTTTGGCTATAGTAGCCTTCAGTAAGGCTATTGGGGTTACAAAGGCTTTAGCTTTATCCGTGAAGCAAATGCGCATCGCCTATATAGGATTGCGCGCGACCATTAACTTATGCACGGCTGCAGTTAGGGTGAGCCGCGTTCAGAACATTTCGTTAGCCGCTTCGTTCCGCGCAGTAGCAGTCGCTTCTACTACAGCCAAAATGGCCATACGTGGCTTTTTGTCCTCTACTGTTATCGGTATTGCCATTGCGGCCTTAGGCTTCGCCATAGAGAAACTTGTTAGCTACTTTGATAGCTCAACAAAGTCAGTGAAAGATAATACTGAGGCTCTAAATGATAATGCTGAGGCTACAACCCAAGCCGACAAAATCAAAAGTGCGGTTCAAAACGTACAAGAAGAGGCTGCTACACACTATGCCGACGAAATTAGCAAAGTACGTACGCTAACAGCAGTTATTCACGATAGTAATGCCATATATGCAGACCGTATGGCAGCTATTAAGAAACTACAGAGCATCGTGCCTGGCTATCAAGCACAGATACAAAAGGACGGCACAATCTTTGAACGCAATGCGGTCGCAGTTGAAAAGTACATACAAAAGCTGCAAGACCTCGCTATGGCTGAGGCGGCCTTTGACGAGGTAAAGAAAGTTTACACCAACATTATTAAGCTTAGAATTGAGAAGCAAAAGTATGAAAAGCAGGCTAACGATGTTGACACCGAACTGAGACGAACGCACAATGGGCAAGGAGCTAACGAATTGCGCGACCCCGTAACGTTGGCACGCCAAAATATTGAACGCCCTGCCGCAGCTGCCGATGCCGTAAAACAAAATGGATCGCTTAACTTTAACTATGTGCGCGACACGCAGAAGAACCAACAAGCGGCTAACAAAGAAACGGCTAACACGCTTAACAAAGTGACGGCCTACAATATGGCTACAGGACTTGCAGCTAAAAAAGGCGAAGAGATTAAAGAACAAGAGGACGTGGTGAGTGCTATATTCGGTTCGCTCACCACTTCGCAAAAGCGCAATTACAATCATATCGCGGCAAATGGCGGCTATGGTAAGGGAACACCTACTTTGGCTAAACCTAACACAAGTGGCGGAACAGGACATCCTCACACCTCCACCCACACTCCTACCGACACCGCTCCCACCTACGACGAGAAGAGCATTGAATGGTACGACAAGGAGATTAGCAAGCAGAAGGAACTGGCGCAAAGCACGAACAACCTCGACGCAGCGAAGAAGGCTATGGCTGAGGCTACACGGCTGGAGGGAGAGCGCAAGGAGTTGGCCGTGAAGGTGGGAATTGAGAAGCCTGACGCGCCAGAGGTGAAAACTGCGCTGGAGGCTTTGCAGGACCAACTACGCGCGGCTCAAACGGACTTCGACAACGCCGTGACCGTGGAGGCTAAAGTAGCAGCCATGACGAAGGTGGACGCGCTACAGGCACAAATCAATGAGGCTACGAACGGCCGACTAACGATTGAAGCGGAGGTAGAACCGCAGTACACGCAGACTGGCTCAGTAAGCGATAAGCGCAAGTCGTATGCCAACGCACAGACGAAGGCTTCACGCATCAAGAACGACTACGACATTGGCCTCATCAGTAAGGAGGAGGCACAAAAGCAGGTGGACGACATTAACAAGGTGTTGTCGTCGCTGAAATTGAAACCTATCACCGTGGACTTTGACACGACAAGCGTTGAAAAGGGCACGGGCAAGATGCGCGAGGGCGCACAGAGCATTCAGCAGTTGGGCAGCAGCATCGCGCAATTAGGCTCACAGGTGCAAGAACCTGTACTCAACATTGCGGGTACGATAGCACAAGCCATTGCTACGATGGTGTTGGGCTACGCTGAGGCTTCGAAAGATGCAAGTAAGCTTACACCCTTCGGGTGGATAGCCTTTGCCGCTACAGGACTTGCTACGTTGCTGACGATGATAGCCTCTATCAAGTCGGCCACGAGCGGTAGCTACGCGCATGGTGGTATCATACCGGGCGGCAGCTATTCGGGCGACCGATTGACGGCAAATGTCAACTCGGGCGAGATGATTATCAACCGTCGCCAGCAGTTGCAGCTATGGCGCATGGTGCAAGCGCCTTTGGCCTCAGCTCCGCAGTACAATGCTCCGTCGAACATCGTGCCAAGCCTCAACCTTGCGGCCTTACGCAGCAGCTTTGGCGCTCAACGCGTCGATGTGAATGTGAGCGGACGCATCAGCGGACGCGACTTGCAACTCATTACCGATAAACGAAACAAAATTACTTCACGAGCATAGGGGGAATGTGCTAATATGCAAATGTGCAAATGTGCGAATGGTCGCCTTTGTACGCTAAATGTTAGCAAACTCTATCTAACTTGGGGGCGACGCGTCCCCGCGTCGGCATTTGCTTGTCAAGGCTCGATGCCTTGGCAAGCAAATACATAATCATCTAAATAACAAACACAATGCTTTTCAAAAGATATTCTGGCAGTTTTGTTAACTGCAAGGGCCAAACGTGGCGGGTCGAAATATGGCAAGCGAACAGTGTGCCTTTCTCTTCCGTTGGCGACCTCACGTTTGATGCCGACACGCCACTTGAAATAGAATGGGAGGAGCGCGAAAAGTACGAAACCACTTGTGGCGCCACGCTCACGATCAACATCTTAAGCCCTGCTGACCGCACGTTTACGGACCTCTTCCAAATCAGTCCAGGCAATGTCATGGCGCACGTCTACCTTGACGACGCGCTCTTCTGGGTGGGCGGCCTCGACTGCGAAACGTACGAAGAGCCTTACCAGTCGGAGAAAGACTACACCGTTACACTCACCTTTACTGACTTCGGCCACATGCAGCGCCTAAAGTATGGCGAAACGGGCGGAATTAAGTCCGTGCGCCACTACATAGACTATTGTCTTGAACAAGTGGGCCTCAGCGCAGTGCCAGTAGAGGTATTCACGTCGTTAGAGATGAACGACAGCGTGCTATGGGAGCATTGTGACCTTACACGCCTATACGTTGATGCGGCCAACTTCTACGATGAGGACGGTGAAGCCTCAACGCTTGAGGAAGTGTTGAACGGCGTGCTGCAACCGCTGGCTTTGCGTATCGTGCAGCGTGCGGGCAAGATTATGGTGTACGACCTAAATGCACTGCACAATGCCCCTCCTAAGGTGGAGCAAATCACGTGGGACGCTACGGAGCAAACGTTATCGGTAGATAAGTTGGCGCAAGCGGCCGTTGTGAAGTTTTCACCCTACACGGGGGGCGAACTGCTGAGCGACAACAGCGTGACCATAGACCAAGACCGACTGACAGAGGTAGGCAGCGTGTTTAACATGTTTGGCCCTGGGTTCAAAACATACGAGATAAGTCGTTTCTTCCATTCTGCCTCTGATAGTGCTGCCACTGGCCTTACGCAAAAGCACCCCGATGCGCATTACTTCAAAATGGTGAAGACGGGTACGGGGGGCGCAGCGTGTGAGGGCCTTGCGTGGCTGGCCTTAACGAATTGCTGGCCGCGCAATAACCTCACGTTCAATGGGCAACAATCGCCTTTGGGGAGAGACGCCCATTATGCCTATGTCGAAGCTAACACAAGCGAAAACGTCGTTACGCGGGCCTTCAACGACCTATCGGGTACGTCGGACGAAGTGCTGATGCGCTTCCCTCGTGTGTACTGCCCTGCGGCCCAAAATCAAGTATCAGAAGATGTGATGCGCTCTTACATTCACCTCACTATGGAGATGATGATAGACCCTCGCCTCAACCCCTTTGCTGACGCGACGGACGAAACGAACGAAAAGGATAACTTTAATTGGTGTAAGGTGCGCGAGGCTTACTGCTACATTCCTTTCTCGCTCGTCTTGTTTGACGGCAATGGAAAGGCCGTGGCGCAATACCAAGCCAAAGGCTACAATAACGAAGGGCATTGGGTGGCGATTGAATACGACGATGCGAAATACTTCACGCATGCTTCCTCTTATCTCCTCTACTATGCCAACTCAAAGAAAGATAGCATAAAGGAGGAGAGCGGCATTCAAGGGTGGTCAAAGAACCATACACACACACTTGGCAATGAACGAACTAATGAACAATACACCACAGATGGCGAAATCATTCCACTGCCGAACACTGCGGGGTACTTAGAGTTGACCATTTATACAGGGTGCATCATCTTCGACGATAAGGACGGAAAGGGGAAGGAATACCCCATTACCAATCCTCAGACGTGCCAACTCGACAAGTCGTTGCCCGACCCTAACGGATTGCGCGACGTGTGTATTAGCACGCAAACCTCTAAGGGGGGGCAACGCATGAACTGGTCGCAACGGTGGTGGCTTTACAAGTTCCCAAAGTTGGAGATAGTACAAGGCCTCATCGCTGAGGCGGTGGAGAATAACGATGCCGAATACAGCGCATGGGTGAACGCGAGCGCAAAGGACGAGATAAAGATTGACACCATTTGCGGCACGGCCTTTGGGAGCGACTTGGGGGTAACGGCACGAGGTGCTTACAAGACTTGGTATTCTTCTTCTCCTGTCTTTGGTCAGACGGAAATACCTCAACGATGTTTCCTGCGTCGCACCAACACGTCTGCGCCTTGGCTGATTGAGTACGACTTGTTAGGGCTGCTCTTTAGCCAGTATGGACACCGCGTGCCTACGCTTGAGGGAGAAGCTATCACGCCACTCTCACCGTTGCAGCTCTTCACCGACCGCGCGATGCCGAGTGCTGACCTCTTTATGATAAAAAGTGAGGTGCTCAACGCCTACGACGGCACGAGTAATATTAAATTTGTAAGGCTCGAACCCGAAGAGTGGAACAAAGAAATCATTAAATAAGCTATGGACTATAAAGTTAAAACACGATACGTTACAGCCACGCCACGCAGAGCGCGCAAAGGCAATAACGCTGAGGCCGCAGCCACAAGTGGCGGTGGCGGTGGGGCTTACATCAGCGGCGGCAGTGCTGCTACGGCCGATGCTCACACGCACTCCAATATCGACACGCTTAATCAGTTGGACGCTGCTCCTGCCGACGGCTACCTCTATCTGGATAGTACCGACACCGACACGGGCGGTATCGTCCGCACCAAGGTGAAGGCGGGATTTGCCGATGAGGCTACATCAGCCAACCACGCCACCACGGCCGACCGCGCCACGAATGCTGACAACGCGGCCCATGCCGCCGAAGCCGATCATGCAGCCGAAGCCACTCATGCCGCCACGGCCGACGACCTTACGCAATGGGGTACAGCTGACGAGCGTTACTTAAGCCGCCAACACGATGACACGGCCTTGGGGAGCGTCACCTTCTGCAAGGCTACGAACTTCGAAGCCTCAGCACAAAGTCCCGACTTCGCGAGCAATGGTTTCGAGGGCAGCGGCTGGGCAGCACAAACGGCCGCGGACGGTCAGACTTACGTCGAAGCGGACAACCTCCGCATTCGCGGAAGACTCACGGCCTTTGAACTCGTTATCGAAAAGATACGTGCCATTTGTGGCGCGCTGGGCATTAGCCAAGCCTGCGGTCGCGTGAAGAGCGTGGACGGGGACGCCACGAACTATTACTTAGTATTAGAGGGGGACGACACACACGGCTACGGAGGCTTCCAAGCTAACGACTTCATACGCTGCCAACGTTGGACAACGAACGGTGCTCGCGGCTATTGGGTCCGAGTTAGCTTCATAGGCAGCACAGCTGGCGGCCACAACAATGTGTTGGCCATTAATAGGTCGGAGTTCGACGCCGCCATTGTCGAGCCTCAGGCAGGAGAAGTCGACGCGTACGACCACGCGCAAGAAGTCACAGCACAAGTAGCCCAACTCGTAACAGACGACCTCTCCGCCCTCATTACTGCCGACGACGGCACTTCCATGCTCCTTGTCGACAATAGCAACGCCCCCATTGCAGGACAAATGGTACTCCCCGAAGCAGGCGACGAGTTGGTACAATACGGCAACGCTACCGACCCCACACGTCAAAGCGCCATTTACATTCACGCCAACGGCACGGGGCAACCTGCGATCGACTTACTCACGGGTATCACCGCCAAGAGCTTTGTCGGTTGTCTCGCTTGTCGCCTCGGTGGTTACCTCCCCACGGGTGGCTTTGGCCTTTATGCCAAGAACGGGCAAATCATTTCCCTATCACCCGACGGCCACACCACTCACTACAGCCTCAACCCTGACGGCTCGTTCTCGCTTGGGCAAGGCGCGATCCAATACAACGGCAAAGGCAACGTTACAATCGGGAGCAATGTCACGATCAACTGGGGGCCACAGAGCCAAACGACCTACAAATGGGCCGTTAGTGACAATGGAGTTACCGCCCCAAATAGAGGCTGGGATAGTACGTTTCCAACCAACATTGCGCAAGGTAAGTACATTTGGAAGCGCACATTCTATCCCGACGGCACTGAGACGACAGAGTTGATAGGCTTCGTTGGGAAGGACGGCATTAATGGCGTTGACGGCAAAGACGGTATTAATGGAGAGAAGGGCGATAAAGGCGACCAAGGCCCTATCGGACCAAAAGGCGATAATGGCGTTGACGGCAAAGACGGTATTAATGGAGAGAAGGGCGAGAAGGGAGAAAAGGGCGATAAAGGCGACCAAGGCCCTCGCGGCCCACAAGGCGATGACGGAGCTGCCTACTACATTCTTGCCCCCGTTGGGTCAATATCGCGAACACAACAAGGCACGGTGACACCCTCTTATAGCCAAAAGACGATTACCGTTGAAGCCTACCGAACGCAAGGCCTAAAATCTACGAAGTTTACAGGAGGTAAAATGAAGTGGGCCATATATGCCGATGAAGGCTCTGGCGGCACTAAGATAGCACAAGAAGGCACAGGAGATACGGCAACGCTTGTGACTACTCGCGCAACACGAATAGAGTTTAAACTCTACCTTGACAAGGTAGAAGTAGCACAAAAAACTATTCCAGTCGTTTGGAATGGTAAGGACGGTACGAACGGAAAAGACGGAGCTGACGGGACAAGCCTGCATAACAACTTACTCGTACATACCGACTTTGCTCCAAAGGCGGAGAACTATGCTGGCACGTGGCTCAATTTTCGCTCCTCGCTCGCTACAATTAACGGCACGCTGAACGAGGGAGCAGCGGTTGGTGATACGGATATGCTCTCTGCTTCGGTATCAACACAGACGGACATATTACAATATGATGTAACAAAGTTGATTGGCCCTCAGACGTGGTACGTTATAGGCATTACAATGCGTGGCTCTGGTACTGCTACCGTATATTGTTATCCCGATACGAACGAACAAACGATTTACGTTGACGGAGACGCAAAAGGTTCTCCAAGTGACGCAAGTGCCGCATTTGCGTTGACCTCAACGTGGAGACGACATTACATAGCATTCTGTACAAAATCAAGCCTTAGTGGTACAAAATACGTGTTGGTACGTTTAACAAGTGGCTCGCAAGCAGACATCTCAATGGTCACATTGGGTAGGCCATACGGAGGTGGATCAGCATTAACAGCTGACGATTACATTCAGAATGATGCGCAGTTTATTCGCATGGCTACACCTTCCAACATGGAGACGTTCTGTGGCATCAACTCTTTGTGCGCATGGCGAAGCAGCGAACGCGAGTTTGACTTTTATTCGCAAGCGTTAGGCTCAACAATCGTATCTGGACAATGGTACACGCTATCTTTCTACGCACGTGGCTCAGGTAGTATCAATACATACGTATATGATTATGTAGGACGCGTCTTGTCTGATGCAAGCGCAGATATGCCATTAGCAGACGGAGTGAAGGAAACTGCATTTAAGAATGACGGAAGCCATACATGGGAGCTAACCTCAGAATGGGTGCGCCACATCTACACATTCCGTGTGCGCCCTGACGGCTCTTATGCCAATCCGCTCTTACTATTCAGAGCAACAATAGGTACGAGCGGTGACTTCATCGCTATCAATCAAGTAAAACTCGAAGTGGGCAAAACCGCTTCGGATTGGTGCTTAAACGAAATGGACAAGAAAGCAGTCTCATTGCCCGATTGGATGCGAGCCTTCAATGGCTATACCATGAGCGGAGACAACTACATAGCAAGTGGTAACGCGTTCTTTGGCAAGAAAGAGATTGACGGCACTTACACAGGGTGCATGATGTCGTCTAACGGATTGCAGATAGGTGGCAATACTGTCGTAGGTATGTACGCATTAGACCACAACATACTGAAAGTAGCAATCGACCCCGTAAACCAACAATACTACTTCCAAGGCAAGGTCTATGCCGATGAAGGCATCTTTAAGGGCACAGTATATGCTGACCAAGGTGTATTTAACGGCATTACAACGGGTATGCAGCTTAACTCGGTAACGGTTATTACAGAGAGTAACTATACCAACTATCTTGAGCTAAGGACGTATGAAGTCGGAGGTACGACAACAGTTAAAAGATATACAAAGTATGCATACCCCATTATCCCTAATATATCAACCGTTATCAATGTAAACTATTTACCAGAGACAGTGACGGTTGATGAAAGCACCGCTGATACGAAGATTAAGGTAACGAAAAACTATAGATGTTGGAAGTTACCACCTTATGGCATTAAGGACGAAGATATTCAGCAAGCTCTTTCGCTAATTGGTCGTAGATTAATCATCTACAATAATGTCGGAAGTTACAAGATAGACCTCTATGGTCGTTTCTTTAAGACTGGGGAAACTGATTTTAAGGCAATGTTAACGCTCGCAAAAGGTCTAGTCGCATTGACCATGTGTGTCGGGACTGACGGACAATTTTATTGGCAATATGAAGGTGAAATAGCCGAATTAAAAGTAGACAATTTTAAATTTGCTGGAACGTTAAAGCCTGGTACTGGTTTCTGAAATGCATTAATCGATCCTCCCCTTATAAGACCTGATCAACCATTGCATAAACCTCTAAAAAACAAATAACATGGCAACAAAAAAACTCTCAGAAGCATTATCCGAGTTGCAAGCAGCAGCGAGTGTGAGCGGATTGGACGTGCGATTAGTCATTGCTGGGCAGACCGACACAGACAACGCACAAACTATCACGCTACAACAATTGCTCACGGCAATGAATGTACCCACTGTGCAGACTTCTGCGAATGGAACAACTAAGAACTACATTTATTCGGCAAGCAGTGATGAAATGCATACAGCATTGAGTGGCAAGATATGGATGTATACGCACTCTGACCGTAACTTGTTCCTCCGATTTAAGCACTGTGGCGCAGCCAACGACACCAAACAAACCAATTATAGTCAAGTATTGTTATGCCATTTGGTAAACCGTAACCAAGACGGACTGATGGATAAGTATGTGTTTGCTCGCATCAAAAATCACAATCTTGCAGAAGGGCAGAGTACTACAGACAAGGTGATTGTCAACTACACAAACTTTGCAGAAAGTGGCAACAAACAACTTGTAATCACTAAGGCCACCACTGCTAAGGCAGGTGTAATGACAGCAGAGGATAAGACAAAGCTTGATAATTTAACTGCTTATGCGCGCGACCTTGGTAACTTTGAATCAGAAGAAGCAGCTCTTAATGCACTTAAAGATATTGAAATATCAAGCAACTCTAATATTGTACACGTGCATTGCACGTATGCAAACGGAGCAATGAGTATTACAATGATGCAAAATGTTGAAAACGATTACACAAGGCAAATTATTTTCAACAAATCAAAGGTTTTTCAACGGGCTATTTATTTTACTGATGGCACTCGCCAAGAAATCAGTCATGCAGAAGATTGGAGTTGTCTTTTCGGTGATAGATTACAATGGGATAGCGGAGAGAATAAATATGTATTACGCCAATTCGATTTGTCGTTCAATCAGAAATATACAGACCCTATCCCCACCGCAACAACGACAAATGATGGCCTCATGAGTAAAGAAGACAAACAACTACTCGAAAAGATTAAAGCACAACTTAATTTATAAGGCGTTTTATTTGGATAGTACAAAATAATGTAGTATCTTTGTGTTGTGTTAAATAAGTAATGACATTATGAAAAGAAAGGTTTTAAAAGTAACAGTTTCTGAAGAAGAGTACGAACTGTTAGAAGCCATTAGGAATTATAACAAGAGTTATCCCGATGGCTATCCACAATTAATGTGGTACGCGCAAGAGTTGTTTGACAACATGCTTCGCCAACCTTATTAAAGTCAAAAAAATCCCGCTCAAAGCGGGCGGGATTTTTATATATAAAGTTATGGAAGATAGTAAGATTACCGATATGAAGGAACGCTGCAAAGACATTTTAATGAGCGTTTCGTGGTTGGATTTTAGCAACCGTTATTTTAATCGTTCCTCGTCGTGGTTTTATCACAAGATGGATGGGATAGATGGCAATGGGGGAAAAGGCGGTTTTACCTTAGAAGAAAAAGAACAATTTAGGAATTCATTATTAGATCTTGCGAGTAGGATACGCAAGACTGCCGAAAAGATATAAAATTCAGCCAAGTCATTACTATATAACACACAAGCCACCTATGGCTGATAGGTGCAAGTTAGAGCCTCATGCTATTAAGTGTGAGGCTCTTTGCAACCATGCACGCATATAACATACGCCCTTACCCCTCTCCGTGTAAGGGCTTTTTTTGTATTTCCATCCTCCCATTTTGTGAGCCATTTGTGAGCAGCGAACAAAGCCAAATTCTAAAAGTATATGATAATCAATACATTATACACAATCGCGCACCTGCTTTGGGAGCAGGGGGTCGTGGGTTCGAATCCCGTCGCCCCGACATAAGGAAAACCGCTGATTATCAAACGTTTAGGTTTGGTGATTGGCGGTTTCGTCGTTTTATTTTACTCGTTTATTTTACCGCATTTTGGCCTCATTTTGGCCGTTTTTGGCTTATTTTGTATCGTTTTTGTGAGCTATTTGTGAGCAGTTTGTGAGCTATTTGTGAGCAAAAAGGGTTAAAAATGTAGGTAATGGCATATAAATTAAAGTGGTATTTAGATTTAAGGCGTAAGGACGAACAAGGGAAAGGGCGGCTTTGTATCGTTATTTACAATCGTGGAACGTCGGCAATGCTGAGCACGGGGGTGATGTTGCGCGAGGGAGAGTTTGTGAACGGTAGGGTGGTGGGCGCGCCCATGGCGGCACAGCTGACGCAGTTGCTGCGACTGAAAATGGCAAAGGTGCAATTGACTGTTGAAGAGGTGGCGTGCTTTAATGATGTTCAAGCAATGAGGGCAAGCGAGATTAAGGCGGCTTTGCTCGATCGGCTGGAGTTGAATGGGAATGGGGGTGAGGCCGTTGGAGAGGAGAAACAGGAGGAAGCGCGTTTTTTGCCGTTTGCTGAAACGTTTGTGAGTCGGTGTAAGAAGGAAAGAACGGCGGGCGTGTATAAAATGACTTTACAGAAGTTGAGGAAGTTTTGTAAGTTGGAGGAGTTGTGCTTTAAAGATGTGACGGTGGGGTGGCTGAAGGATTTTGAGGTTTGGATGGCTGACACCTGCAGCACGAACACGCGGGGCATACACTTTCGCAATATTCGTGCCGTGTTTAATGCTGCAATAGATGAAGAGGTGATACCGGCCGAAATGTATCCTTTTAGGCGATTTAAGATAAAGAAGGAGGAAACGATGAAACGCTCGCTAAGGTTGGAGGATTTGAGGCGGTTGATGCGTTACCCTTGCGAAGAGTGGCAAAAGAGGTATGTCGACCTTTTTATGCTTTCGTTTTATCTGGCGGGCATTAATATGATTGACCTCATGGAGTTGCCTCCGCTGAATGAGAGTGGCGAGATTGAATACAGGCGGAGCAAAACGGGGGTTGTGTGTCGGCTGACGGTTCCACCTGAAGCGTTGGAGATTATTGAGCGTTATAAGGGGGTGAAACGTTTGCTTTATTTTGGCGAGCGTTTGAGTGGTGGCGTTGAGGCGTGGAAGGGTTTCCTTCGTAACGTGAATGACGGGCTGCAACGTGTTGGTCCGTCGTGTTATGTGTACGTAAAGCATAAGGGCAAACGGGCGAAAGAACGGGTGAAAGTGTATAGCGGTTTGTTTCCCGATCTTACCTCCTATTGGGCGCGCCACACGTGGGCAACGTTGGCCTCAGAACTTGACGTGCCTGATGCAGTGATAGATGCTGCTTTAGGTCACAAGTCGCCCTATCCAATGGCCGACATATATATAAGGCGAAACGCTAAGAAGGTAGATGAAGCCGTGAGGAGGGTGATTGATTATGTAAGGGGGTAAAGTTTTTTATATCTTTATGGCAAAAAATGTTTGGCTGTAAGTATAAAATTTATTACCTTTGTAATGCAAAACAGAAAGGAACGCGCATGAATAAATTGAAAGTAAGAGAAGTTATTCAGCTGCTGAAAAAGGAAGGCTGGGTAGAAATTAAGGCCAATCATGGCGATCACCGACAGTTCAAGCACCCCACGAAGAAGGGTAAAGTAACTGTAAGAGGTAAGATGAGTGAAACGCTTAACGATTTTCTTCTTCTAAGCATTTGGCGAAAAGCTGGTTGGAGAAAGTAAATTAAAAGGTATGGAAAGGGGTTGAACCTTTCCATAACCTTAGAATATATAAGACTTTTAAAAGTATGGAAAAGATAAAGGTAAAGGTGGATTGGAGTGATAAGAATTTTGCAGCGGTGACAGATGATGCTCGTTTGTGTGGCATGGTGTTAGTAACGGCTTCGACTTATGAAAAGTTAATGAGCGATTTGCGTGATGCTATTGTCGAACATGTTGAAGGCGTTGTGGCTGATGGTGATGACTTGCCAGAATGGTTGAAGTGTGGTGTGTATGAGTTTGAGGTGGATTTAGGTGCTGCCGCTTTGTTGCGTTGTTGTTTGCAGTACACAACATTTGCGGCCGTTGCTCATGCTACTGGCATTAATCAAGCTTTGCTGACGCATTATGTAACGGGGCTTAAAGTGCCTCGTGACAAGCAGCGAGCGCGTATTGTTGAAGGTTTGCACCATATAGGTGAAGCTTTGTTAGCTTTAAAATGATTTAATCGCGTTAGGATACTTTTTTGTTTTGCATGCCTCCACGTGTGTGGGGGCTTTTTTTAGATGAGTTGCGCCCCGCTAACTGTTTTAAGTTGGCGGGGCGCTTTTTGTTTTATTGCTTATTGAGCAGAATGGAGATGAGTCTTTCTTTTTCGTCGATGATTTGTTTAAGTAGTTTTATTTGTTCTTGTAATGCTGCAGTGTCGGTGTTAGCATTTGTGGTGAGGTGGTGTGCCGTTGCGTTGCTGGCTATGGCTGCACCTCCGTTGGCGGCGTCGGCATCAGAACTTGACGTGCCTGATGCAGTGATAGATGCTGCTTTAGGTCACAAGTCGCCCTATCCAATGGCCGACATATATATAGGGCGAAACGCTAAGAAGGTAGATGAAGTCGTGAGGCGCGTGATTGATTATGTAAAAGGAGAAGAATAATGGTTTAATAATTTGTAGGTTATAGAATTATTACCTATATTTGCAATGTAAATAACGATTAGAAACGATGCCAACGATATTCTTTTATTTAGGTTTTAGATTTTTCTTTTATTCAAATGAGCATAAGCCGCCACACGTTCATGTTCGGTGTGCGAGTGGAAAGTGCAAATTCAGTCTTGAAGATGGCAGTCTTTTAGAGGATTCGACCATGAAACCGAAAGATTTAAAGAAAGCTTTAGAAATATTGAAGGAGAAGCGAGAAGAGTTTTTAAAGGAATGGTTAAACTTTCATGGTGAATGATTTATTGGTTCACCATGGACAAATAAAAAGTATTTTGATTTATGGAGGTTAGAAAGCTTTGGTTTACGAAAGATCGTATATATATAGAAACTGCTGAGGGTGAAAAGTTGTATCAGTCGTTGTACTTTTATCCTCGTTTGTTGCGTGCTACAGCTGAAGAGCGTGCTGATTGTGAACTTTGGGAGGACGGCATACATTGGGAGGCGATAGATGAGGATGTGAGCTTTGAGAGTTTTCGTTATCCTGAAACGAAGGAGCCAGCGCCCGGCATTCAATATGCTTTTTTGACAAATCCTGAGTTAAACGTTTCGGCCGTTGCTCGCAAGATGGGTATTAGGCAGAGTTTGTTGGCGAGTTATATAAAGGGCACGAAGGTGCCTTCTGAAGCTCGCAAGGCAGAGATATTGAATACAATTCATGAGATTGGCCGTACTTTGTGTAATGTACGGTTTTAGATAAGTAAAAGAGCCTCCACGTTTGTGGGGGCTTTTTTTGTCGGTTTCATCGTATATTTGGGTGGTGTTCGCATATTGCAAAGCACCCCACTAACGGCTTGCGTTAGTGGGGTGCTTTGTGTGTATTTACACGCGTTATTTAACATAACATCGATTCTTTACATTTTGGGGGACTAATGTCCCGCCAAAAGGACCTTTATAAGTCTTTCTTTTTCTTCTATAAGTTTCTTTAGATACTCGTTTTCTTTCTGCAAAAAAACCACGTCGGAGGCAGCATCCGACGTCAAAAAAGACTCGCTTTTATCGATACTTTGGCTATTCACAAGCATTCCCTGTAGGTTGTTATGGTTTCCACTAACATTTACCGAAGTACTATTGTCCTCAGGTAAAAGCATGTCCCCCTCCCCTGTAAGCAGCCAATTACCATCAACTTGTGGGAAACGTTGCTTGATACGTACAAAATCTAAGGTCTCTCGTGCCTTCCATGTGGATACTGTGCTCTGACGCACGTTTAAAAGTCTGGCAAATAGCGTTTGATTACCATGCGCATATTGCAGCACTAACTGTTCTAATTTTTCTTTATTATTCATTTTTATTGGTCTAAATGTCGCAAAATGCCTAAATAAACGCAAAAACGTTTGGTTTATGTTTGCAATTTATTATATCTTCGCACTCGTAAACAATGTTTACCGAACGCAATAAATGTTGTTTAAACTGCAAATGTAAAGAATCGATGTTATGTTTACAAGCAAAAGGGTATGAAAAAAGGATTAATAAGGATTCCGAGTGTTACGGCAACGTTGCGCAAAATGGTGATGGGTGATAGTATCCGATTGGATTTTCAGAGCGTGTCTCCGCAAGGGCTGTATCAGGCGAAGAAGAGATTGAATGCTCAGACTGGCAAAGAAGAGTGGAAGAGTAGGGTAGTGACTGACGAACGTGGGCGGAAGTTTTACGAAGTGACTCGCAAGGTCGTGAGTGGTGATACGAAATAATACGAAAAAGTTATGACGACAGAGGAACCAAGGGTTGTCGACTCGGGCCGCTATGGCATGAGCGACGCGGCAAAGATTTTGGGCGTTGCGCGTTGCACTTTGCGGCGTTGGATATATGCCGGGCGCGTGAACGTAGGGTTCAGAAATCTGAACGGACGAATGTTTGTAACTGGTAAGGAATTAAAAAGAATTTGGAGCGAGCAGTTGTGATGCTGCAAGCGCAAGAGCAAGAAACAAAACGACAAAAGAGCCAAGCAGAAGCGCGAGCAGTGGTGATGCTGTGAGCGAAGCGTCAGGAGGCGGTCCTTGGGGTGTGTGCAGCGGCACATGTAGAACGGCTGAGGGCTGAATGCTGCAAGCGGTTGCGGTGTGCTGAATGGCGATGTTGATGAATGGCGAAAGAAACGAGAAAACAACAAAACGACAAAACAACAAACAAACTAAAAACGGAAAGCGATATGAACATTTTAGATAAAGCGCTGAAGGTGGCGAAGTGGGCGGCCTGTGCAGCCGTTGCGCTGACGGGTTTCTATTACGCCAGCCGTATGGATTATGAGGACGCGGTGTTGAACGAAATGAAGAACAACGGCACATACTACACGATGAGCCAAGAACACCCCGACTGGGACGAGAGCCACATGGTTGAGGTATATGATGCTTTCAAGAAGCAGCGTGAGGAAGAAACGCGCCCACTCCGTAAGCGTTACGACGGTCGTTGATATGTTAACTTTTAAAGGTTGGTAAGAATATGGATAAAGGAGACGTACATGAATACGTAGAAAGGATAAAGCGCAACAACAAGGATTTGCACCTATTGCTAATCGACTTTAGGCTTTACATCGTCGGTGTTGAGAAGCGCTGCAAATTCCCTGACCTGGTAAGGGACTACACCTACGAGCAAGCAGGAATGGACTATGCTCTCCATTGTGTTGCATCTATTTTGGCGGCTTACAAGGAGAGTGGCGACGAGACTGACGCGCTCATCTCCTTGATGACGTATTGCAGCCGCTGGTCGTGCGCTTCGCCTTATAGTGACGACCGCTATGCCGATACGCAGCGTGCTAAGGGTGAGAACTCTATCAAAATCAAGATAGCACGTTGGATAAGGGCCAAGGCGGGTGATGAAAGGTAGTGAAATGGTTTTACTCATATTTTTTATAAAGTTCTAATTGTATGCCCCGTCACGCGCTGGCCATGGGCTTCTAATTCATTCATAGAATGGGTGGGACTATTCGGTTCGTGAGGAATAGAATAGTCAATATAACGCGATAGGTGGTTAATCGGATAGACCGCACTCGCTAATAGGCTGAGGTGCTTAGGCCGTTAGTTGGGTTCGACTCCCGACCGCGTTGCATTCGTGTGAATAAGGTAAGTTTAGATTATTAAGATTGTATCCCATTATGGTTCGTGAGAATAGTAATGGGAAATGCGAGGAGTATAGGCCGTTAATCGGATAGGCGGCAAAGGGAGGTATCGTCGTCTGCTGCATGAAGTTCGCTTTGGGTTATTGGGTATGCAGTGGATAAGCTTCGAAACAATCGCACATTAGTGGGTTCGACTCCCACACTCCTCACTCAACCATTTTATTAACGAAAAACGGAAAATTATGAACAGAAGATTTTGGGTAGAGGTACGCGTCAGTTATGACGGTGTGACCGAAAAAGGAGAGAAGGCCAACATGAAGGAGACGTGGTTAGTGCGTGCAGCCACTTTCGCTGAGGCTGAGTCGCGTGCTACTGAAAAAGTATGTGCTTATAACGGTGTCGAAGACGTAGGTGTGGAGGCTTGTGTGAAGCGCAACATAGCAGCCTTTTGGGTAAGTTCTCTAAATGGCGACAAGTTCTATAAGGTACGTTGTGAAGGCCTTCTCGTCAACGAGAAGACAGGCAAAGAGCGCATCGTTAAGCGTGATTACTTAATCCTATCTCCGAATATGCTTGATGCTTACGAGACATTCGTCAAGTGTATGAGTGACTCTGAATTTAGCGAGTTTGAGGTGTCAGGCATCAATCTTACCCCTATCGTTGAGGTATTGAGCGACCAAGAGTAAATAAGCCGTTTGTACACTATCAACCATTAAAGCACGACGCTGCGGTGTGAGTTGTTTCCCCATTGCTTACATAATAGTGAGTGAGGTGTGAAGCTTGCAATGCGCAGTCCAAATAGAAGAAAGAGGATGACACAGGAGGGGGAAAGACGCGATGAGTGTTCTTTCTATCCTTGCAATGCGAACTCGGGCGATGACACAGGAGGCCGCCTCACCCCAATAAGTGGTGAGGGGAATGCAACAGAAAGGGCCGCAGTGTTGTGCTACTTATTGACTTTACACGAAACCACACGAATAATGAGCCGACAGAAGAAGTCGGGCTTAGATTACTTCCCTTTCGAAGTAGACTTTTTTCAGGATATTAAGATACGCAAGTTAATTCGGCGTAACGGTGGTAAGGCGATCGCAGTATATGCTCTCCTGCTATGCTATATTTACAAGAGTGGGTATTTCATGACGTGGGATAAAGAGTTGCCCTTCATCATTTCGGAACAAACGGGGTATGGAGAGGTGTATATACAAGAAGTCTTAGAGAGCTGCCTTACGTTAGGGTTGTTAGACAGGCGTATGCTTGACGAGGGAGGTGTACTGACGAGTAGAGGTATTCAAGAACGATACAAAAAGATATGTGTAGATAGTAGGCGTGCAGCATCGATAGAAGCGTACAACCTTTTAGACGAAAATTCGACTGAAACTGTCGAAAGTTCGACGAAAGATGTATCAATCTTCGGTAAAAAAGCCGATAAATGTACAAACTTGTGCAAGAAAGCACCTTTTCTGCGCAAAAGTGTGCAAGAAAGTACACAAAGTAAAGTAAAGGAAAGTAAAGAAAAAGACGATGTAGAAAAAGCGCCACCGTCGCCACCGACGACGGAAGACGTTGAAACCTCGTTTACGGGATTGTTAGCATCGTTGAGGGCTGAGGCTTCATGGTGTGAGTTGGTGCGTATGCGTTACCACTTGAGCGGTGACGAGCTACACGAGTGGCTTGACGCCTTTGCGCTCGACTGTCGCGTCAACGACAAGGCGCAGCATACCGACCTCACCGACCTCAAACGCCACTTTACTTCGTGGCTTCGCATTCAACAACAACAAAATCGCAACTGTCATGGCACGAAAAATAGCAATGCCAGCTCCCTTGCCCGACGCAAAGGAGTTGATGTCGCAGCTACTTCGGCAGCGGACTACAGCACACGTCTTTAGGCTTCCCCTGGCGGTCGCAGACGCTTATTGCCTGCTCTACTCTGCCTACGAGGTGGAGGTGGAGCGCAGAGGGCGCACGCTGCAAATGGACGAAGATACGACGCGCATCGTAGGCGAAGTGGCTCACTACCTTACTGGGCCACAACCCAATGGGCTGTTATTCTGTGGCACAACGGGCAATGGCAAGACCACCTTGGCGTTGGCCCTGCAGAATGCCGTGGAATGGCTCAGGGCGCGAAGTATGCTGCCAACGGAGTTCCTGCAGTACGACCTCGACACGGTACGCTTCGTTGAGGCTCGCCACGTGGCTACCACCTACAAGACGTCGAAGGCTCACCTCATGAGCGTTGGCGTGTTAGCCATTGACGATGTAGGCACAGAACCTGCCGAGGTGGTAGACTACGGCAATGTGATAGAACCGATCACCGAACTACTGGAGGCGCGTTACGCTCGTGGCCTCTTCACCCTTGTCACTACCAACCTAACGGGGCAAGAGCTACGGCAGAGGTATGGCGTGCGATTGGTTGACCGTATGAACGAAATGATGCACGTCGTTGTATTCAAAAACGGAAGTTTCAGATAAAACAAAAAGTAACGAAAAGGATAAAGCACTATGGCACAACTCATCTACGTAGTGGTATACTGGCGCTGCCGTCGTGAAACGCGGCTCCGCATCTGTGAGCGGTTTCGAATGCCGAGTGGTTACGTCAACATCAATGGCGAAACGCCCTGCATGGTATCGTCTGATGATTACGAACTGCTACGCGAGTGTGAGCGCAGAGGGTTTATTCGCTTGCGCGACAAGGAGACAAAAAACGCGCAACAATCATAACGAACATTACAACACGTACCGAATACTATGTACAACCCGAAGTACATTTACACAGAGGAGGGGAGGCGAGCGTACCGCCTTACCCCCGAAGGCGAACAAATGTTTAGGAGTCGCTTCCCCATTACGCCCGCTAAGGACATGGCCCACGAGTTGGGGTGTGGAATTGATATGGTGTATAAGTTGGCCAACTCCTATGAAGTGAAGAAAGACCCTACTTACAAGCGCGAGACGTTGCGACACGCTATGCTCCACGCTCGCGCCTACTACGTGATAGATAAGAAGGCAAACCCCGAACTCTACAAGGAGCGTTACAAGGAGCGGGGGAGACGCCTCCACCGCCAACGACGCATGGACGAACTCCGCATCATGAGTGGCCAAGAGCCGCACCATAACTTCTACTTCGCCCCCGCGCATAAAAAGAAGACGCGGAAGATACGCCAAACGTTGTCTCTACTTGGTTACATTCCTTACACTCAGAGCCGCTCCATGCTCTGGTACTTCGCGCCAGAGACACGGCGCAACCTAAGCACTGAGCGCAGAGCAAAGGAGTATGGCTTTAAATTCTTGTGCTTCCGATGAAGCACTTTCACACAACAATCTATAACTCTTACACACTATGAAACAGAAAGAAGAACTCGTACCCCGTGAACAGATACCCGAAGCCACGCGCATTCTTACCAACGTGGCTTACCTCATGGGCGACGTGACGAGTACGCTTATGCTCAACGCTGAGACGCGTGTTGAGCGATTAGGCTTCGGCATGAAGCAAGGACTGAAGCAGCGCCTAAAGTATGCCCTCGAAGCTACTCACCGTGCGCGTCGCGCATGGGATAGCTTTGCACAGGAGCTTTACGGCATTGAGTGTGCCGACGATGCTTGCGAGTGTAGCGACTACTATGCCGATATAGTGCTGCTCATAGCCGACCGCACAGGCGACAACGATGAGTATCGCGACAAGGTGCGACGTGCGCTGCTGCGCATGAAGAGCGACCGCCACATCTACGAACAACTTCAAAGCGTGATAAAATGACACCTGTTGAGAAGACGACGAAGGCCGACATCTTAAACTACCTACGTGAGACACAGACGATGCAATTCAACACACGTGCAAGCATCGTCGAGGTTAGCTTTAGCGGTAGGTGTGATCTTATTTACATTGAGTTATCCCCCTTTTTAGGGTGTAAAAGAACTTTCGCCCTATTCCTGGAGAGGCACAAGGCTTACAACGACCGAGTAATGGCTGACTTTAAAGATAAATGGCTGCACTATGAAGATGAATGATTGAAGAACCATGGAGAAAACTACATTTAATCCATTCTTTGCGCGCCCCGAGGAAGCAGAGGCGGGCGCGCGCATCATTTGGCTCAGCCGTCGTCCTGACGGGCGGCTGCGCTACCCTCGCTGCGTGCGCGCTCACTTAGACAAGATACTAAAGCTATCGCCCAATGCACTAAGCAATGAGGACATTGAACAATTAAAATACTTACAATAAGAAGTAACACACTATGGCTACAAAAGGAACAACATTGCTCGAAATGATTGCATTCAGAATTAAAGAATACGACATCGTATTCACAAAGGTCTATGCAGTACAAGGCCGAAAATGGTTCGGCTGGGTGACAATTAAAGAATACACTGCAAGTTGTACGAACGATGAGGAATTATGGTGGGCGAAGGCTTGCGCTCAAAATCTTTTAGACGAACTGAATAAAGAACAATAAACAATGATACTCATGTTAAACGTACTGTCTATTCTTTTTTACGCCACGTCCGTATATGTCGTGCTATGGCTCACGTATAAGCTCGGCCGCTACCGAACCGAGGAGGCAATGGCCGACGAAGTGGCGCGCCTTCGTCAATCGCGTTGGAAAGAAGGCTACACGATAGGCCGTGAGTGCGGCCACAAGGAAGGCTATCGTGACGGTTACGAGAAGGGCCGTGCCGAGGGTTATGACGACGGCCGCCGCTATGAAGCGATCACGCATCATAATGAAGAGCAGATTAAACGACAAATGAAGTTGTAACGACACTTGATAATGACACAATTTATTTGTATCTTAGTACTCATCTTGATGAGTAATTATGTGGCCTACGTGATAGGCCGCGAGCGAGGGTTGTGGCGCGGCTACTTTGAGGGCCGCGCTGAGGCCTATCGCGAGAGGGAACGATCAGAAGGCAAGACCCAATAAGAGAGGGCTTGATGAATGTGCAAATGTGCGAATGTGCAAATGTGCTAATGAGTGGCGCAGCCATTAGCATATTAACACATTAGCATATTAGCATATAAAAAAAATAACAGTGACGCGACGACGAATTAACCTCAGCGTGCCGCCCGAACTATTCAGAGAGTTGGAGCGCATACGCAAAACTTATCGCTTTAGTACGACGTGCGAGATGTGCGTCGTACTTTTGCGTGTATATGCGCGTATGGTCGCTGAGGCTGAGGCTGAGGCTGCCGCCGCCACTGACGATGATGAGGACTACATCACCGCCACCTTTGAGCGCATGGCCGCCACCATGCCTACGCCTACCAACACAACGCCAACCGTGCGTCACCCACGAAGGAGGATAGAATAGTAAAAGAAGACTATGGCTAAAGACAAAGACTATAAGCGAATGATACACACGCGCCATTGGTTGGAGCTAAGGCGCATGGTGCTCACGGCTCACCCTCTGTGCCAACGTTGTGAGGCTGAGGGCCGCACGACGGCTGCTACTGAGGTGCATCACGTGCGCCCAGTCGAAGAGGGTACGACCGCGAGGGAGAAGGAGCGACTCATGTTTGATGCACACAACCTCCGCGCCCTCTGCCACGACTGCCACGTGCTGACGCACACAGAGTTGGGCCGCTCTGGCCGTAAGGCGAATGCCGAACGCAAGGCGAGACAAGCCGAAAGCGTTAACAAACGCTTCTTTGGCGACGAGTAAGGCACTCAAAAACGACCGAAAACGTACCAAAAACGGCCGAAAACGAACAAAAAACGAATAAAAACGGAGTAAGAAACGCGGCCTTCTCCCTACCCTCATCGCTCATCAGCGCTCACGCTCACACGGGTGGCGGGTTTTTTTAAGTGGGGGTGGGGGTGCGTTAAAC